CTCTAGTTTCATCATACCTCTATCATCGTCCCATGTGTCAGCATAGTTGTGACCAAACGGACTACCTAGATAGTGTACGTTGCCTTTGTTTTGTCTCTTGTGAAAGTGTCCTGTAAACACATACTCTGGGCCAGTCAAGTGTTCTGCATTTATTCCACCATGGTCTGGCATTTCAACCATTGCGTTCATTTTGAAAAACGGAAGTTCAAAGTGTCCAAACATATAACGACATTGGATTTTGTTTAGTTTTTTCCATTCATCTTCAATAAGCCACGGGATAAGTGCAACATCTCCTTGTACAAGACTGTCTTCTACTAATGTTACGTTTTCAAATAATCCTGCATAAGGTAAACTGTTGAGATCACGTTTTTCTCTGTAATACAAATCATGATTGCCCATGATCATATAGACATTTTTAAATGCACGACTAAGTTTACCTACGTTTTCTACACTGTGATTCAATGTGCTTACGTTTACACTTGATCTGTGATGATGCCAATCACCAAGGAAAATACAAGTTTCACAGTCGTCACTTTGTGTAATAAACCAGTCTACAAACTCAGCACAATCACGATTGTGTTGTTTGCTGTTGTTTTTGTTCCCGAAATGTATGTCTGTAAAACAGGCTGCTTTGTTAAAAAATGTCATGACTTTCCGTTCAGAGAATTTATACTTTGTTCATAATAACTGAAAAATTATGTGATGTCAACCTAAACGTTGAACCCGTGTTCCTTGCGCTCTTTGTCAGCGGCTTCGTCCCACTTGGCACGTTCTGCCATTTCATGTTCAATCTGTCTAGTCCAACTTGGCATCTGACCAGCTTCTTGCAACAAGTCATCTCTGATGTTTTGATTGCGTTTTTCCAAATTCAACACTCTAGTAAAGCTGTTAGTAACAGCAGCCGTGTAGTATGCAAATGGATTTTGACTTTTAAGTTCATTAAACTGTAATCCAATTTGTGATAATTGTAACAGTGCATGACTACGCATTTCATCTACATAAGTGTAACCACGCCAGTTACTACGCATACTGTAACGTTCGCACAGTTTGATGTACATTTTTGCTAGATTGTTTGTAATTTTTCCATGTTGTGTGTTAAAATGTCCGTTATCAAATCCACCTTCCCAGTGACTTCTTACAACTTCCTTTAGTTCACCATCCTTGTATGCATAGTGCTTGAATGGGGGAAAGTTACATTTACTGTGATGATCTGCAACTGTTTTGGGTTTGCTTTTGCGACCAGGCTCTAGCGGAACATGATCAAATGTCATTAATCTAAACACTAGACTTTTTTCGTCAATTGTGTCAGGATCAACTTTGTATGTGATTTGTTTTGGCTTTTGACTTGATTTACGCTCACCTTCATACCATTCGTAGTATGCATTTTCATACGCTTGTATGCTCAATTGTGCTGCACGATTTTCTTTTGCTTGTTGAATAATTTCTGGATTGTTAATATCTGCAATATCTTCTACAATTACATCAAAACGACTGTACTCGTCGTCGATCACGCTACAAAATGTAAGTTTACTTTTGTGTATCTCCTTGAGCATGTCTTTGTTGTTTAAGTATTTTTGTTTTCTCATATTATTTCCTTCAATTATCTAAAGTATATGTTCAATAAACTGTAATGTCAATATCTACCCACTTATTTCTGCTATAAATACTATTATAGGAGAACTCAATGAGATATACACAACTGACAGAAGATGTGGCTACAGATATTGCTGTATTTTACGGTGGTAGATTTCAGCCTATGCACAAAGGTCATCATAAAGTTTATATGGATCTAGTGGAACAGTTTGGTTCCTCTAACGTATTTATCGCTACTACAATTGCTAAAAATGCAACTCCAGAAAAGGACCCGTTTAGTTACGAAGAAAAAACTGGCATTATGACTGACATGTTTGGTATTCCAGCCAAACAAATTGTGCGCACCAGTCCGTACAGACCCGATGTAAGTTTGACAGGAAAAAATCCTGCTAACACAGCTATTGTGCTAGTATTCAGTGCAAAAGATGCAGGACGACTTAAAGGTGGTAACTATCTCAGAGATTATGTTCCAGGACAAGAAATGGTGCCAGGCGATCAAGCAGGTTATATCTTAGAAGTTCCAATTCAAGAAGGTGGCATGAGTGCTACTGATTTTAGGAATGCAATGAAAGATAACAGTCTCAATGACAATCAAAAAATGATGAAGTTTAGAGAATTTTTTGGCACAATAAATCAAGATGTGTATAATTTTATTAAGGACAAACTAAATGGTAATGCCAGCTAATAACAGAACTAGTTTATTGCTTGCGCCCAGTAGTCCACAATTATACTTTGGTGGACCAGCTAGTGCATTGTCTAGAAATAAAGGAATTATATTTCCGCTTCAGCCAGACATAGCATATCAGCAAAGTGTTAACTACAGCAATTATGATCTAGCACACACAAATTATACAATGTATGCTTATAGAAATACCAGTAGTCCAAGCATACAAGTCACAGCGCAATTTGCAAACACTACTCAAGACGAAATTGATTATAACTTGGGAGTAATTCATTTTCTCAGAGGTGTAACTAAAATGTATTCAGGAATAGGAGATGCAAGACAAGGTGAGCCTTATGCAGGTACTCCACCTCCTGTGCTAAGATTCAGTAGCTTTGGTGCTAATGTATTCAACAATGTTAGAGTAATTGTTGGTAGCTTTGCTACAACGTTTGATAGTGGTGTTGATTTGCGTACCACTAGTAGTGGAGATAGTTTACCTTCATTGATGACATTGGCTATTGACTTAATGGTACAAGTAAGTCCAGATAGACAAAAGAATGTTTTCAGCAAAAGGAAATTTACATCTGGTAATGCTTACAGAGAAGGATTTATTTGATGGCAACAGTCGACTACAAGCCCACAAGTAACTATGCAAACACACCACAAAACTTCAAATACTTGGAGTTGTATAATCCTCCTGTGACTACAGACACACTGGACGAGGTACAATTTGAACTTACTATTGAATCAAAGTACCATAGACGACCAGATTTGCTTGCACATGATTTATATGGCAACAGTAGATTATGGTGGGTATTTGTACACTACAATAGGAACAAAATTAAAGATCCTATTTTTGACTTTGTTAGCGGAAAAAAGATATCAGTACCACGGAACTTCCAAACTAGCGGAGTCAGATAAAAATGGCAGTTCGCAGTGTCCGTAATAACAATCCAGGCAACATGGAACAATCAGCAAACCCTTGGGTAGGCAAGGTTTCTGTTCCTAGTGACAGTCGTTTTGAACAGTTTGAAACACCTGCACTTGGTGTTAGAGCCATGACCAAAAACTTGTACAGTTATCAAAATAGAGGACTTTCAACTGTAAATGACATGATCTATACTTGGGCTCCTCCTAGTGAAAATGACAGTGGGGGATACGCAAGTAGGGTTGCGGCAGCAATGGGAGTCGATCCTAATACGCCTGTTGACTTGCAGAGCAATCCTGAACTGATGAATAAAATGATCAATCAAATGATTATTGAAGAAGGTGGTCCTGAAGCAAGTAACTATTTTAGCTCACATGTATCCAGTGGTATTGCAATGGCAAACGGACAACTTCCGCCCGATTTTGATCCAAGTTTTCCAGCAGAACAAGTAAGTCAAGATCCTACAGGAGATTTAGACAATGACGGAGTCATCAATGAAGCAGATGACACTCCGTTTGGTCCAGGTGGTGAACCTAGCGATCCTCCAACCAGTGGTAAAAAGTTTTTTTATGAAGACAACAAATTAAACATATATGAAAGTTATACCTATAACTGGAGTATACACATGATACACCCATCAGACAATGTAAGAGCAAGAGATGCTTTGCAAGCTGGTAGATATGTTACAATTGCACAGCAAGGTGTTGAAAGTGAATTGAATATAGAAAGTGTTAGACAAGAACTTAGTTTAACATTCCATAAAAGCAATAGAAACAGTGTTGCAAACACATTTGATATTAATTTTATTGAGCCAATGGGTGTCACTGCATTTAATAGAATATTGGCAGCCGCGCAGAGGTTAGGCATTGAAAATCATCTATTGGCAGTTTATGTGTTAGAATTAAACTTCAAAGGACAACTTCCAAATGGCTCTACCAGCAGTTCAATTGTAGGGCCATATCTATACACTTGTATACTGTCGCAATTTGACTTTAGTTATAGACAAGGTGCTGGACAGTACAGAGGTTACTTTGTAGAAGTGGATCAGGAAGCATACAGAGAAACAACAGTAACAGTTCTTAAAGACTTTAATTTAAAAGCTAATACTTTTGGAGAGTTTTTAGACAAATTACAAGAGATACTCAACAGACATGAACAAGTACGTGTTGACCGTACTAGAACTACATTGCTAGCAGATGAATATAAAATAGAATTAGGAAGTGATGTTACTAGATGGGGTGAGTGGGCATTTGGAGCAACACAAGGACAAGCAGATAGCAGTGACAGTATCAGTGTCACGGGAGATGGAACACTGCAATTCTCTGTAAAAGCAGGTACAAACATAAATGCATTAATTGCTACAGCATTGTATCAAACTAGTAACTTTCAACAATTGCAAATCATCGATAGACAAACATTTGCAAAAGAAAATCCTGATTCAGGCACAGTAAGACCGGAAAGACTTGCAGACTTAATTGCATGGCACACATTTGAAACTAATGTAGAATACGGTGCCTATGATCCATTGGCAAAATATTATCAAAAAACTGTTACATATACTGTAAAACAATATGTCGCACCTGAAGTAATCCATGATCCTGTGAGCTACGCAGAGCTTATGAAAGACGCAACACTACAAAGGGACAGACTTAAAAATCTTGTAAACAATGGATTAATTAGAAAGAAATATGATTATGAGTACACAGGATTAAACACCGAAGTATTGAACTTGGATATTCAGCTCAACAACAGTTATTATACAATTCAAGCTGTAGAACATGGATTTATTAGAAATAGAGGTCAAGTGCTTGCTGGCGGTGGTGAACTTGGCAGTAGAGCAATTGTTCTCAATGACGAAGTACAAGATGTAAGAAAACGTATTGGCGATAATACCAAAGAACAACAACGTCTCAGAGAATTATTAGGCAGTTCAGAAACAGCTCCAACCGAAGTAGATGAGATTGAAAAAAATATTAACAGTTTAGATGAAGCAAATAGAATGCTGAGAAAATTAGAAAAAAGAAAAGTAGAAGAAAGAGATGAAGCAATCACTGCGTACAAAGAACAAGCCCAAAGCACTGGAAATGTCGCACTAGACAAGAGATATATCACCCAAAGTGATGTTGCAAGTGTAAATTTACAAAGTGCTGACAACAGATTGCTAGACTTGCCAAACACATTTAGAGAAAACCAAATAAAGAGTTTAGCAACTAGTGGTCCAGACACTGGAGATAGCAGTGGTGTAGTTATGTTGGGTGCAGTTGAATTAAACTTAAACAGTTTGGCTGATCTAATTGAACAAACAATAAGTATCAGAGGAGATCCGTATTGGTTAGGTAGACCTAAAAACAGTGGGATTACTGATGGTGCTGATTATACTAGAGGCGGCACAAACTATTTCTTAAACGTGAACTTTCCTACATATCCAAATGATAACACAGGATTAGTTACACAAGCAGCCAAAGATTTTGGTATTATGGGTTTGTACAGAGTGTTTAGAGTTTTAGCAACTTATCAAGACGGAACATTTACTATGGATCTTGAAAGTTTTAGAGACATGAACACAAACGTTGGACTTACTGTGAGAGAATTAGTATCAGGACAAATTACAGGAGCAGGCAGTGTTAGACAACTGCCTCCTTTACCTTAGGAATATAAATGAAAAGAGTATACAATCATACGGGTAAAAATCAAAGTGTACAGCGTACACCTGACAAGTTTCAAAAAGGAGATGTAGGAGGACTTACTCCTATTAGTGGACTACATTTGGGTATTGTAAGAGAAATCAAAGATGACAAATATCAAGGTGAAATATTTGTTGAACTATTCGAAGGTATGACACCTCCCAGTGAAGATAGCAGTATATATTACAAAGTAAGACGACCTATGCCTTTTGGTGGAACCAGCCATGCTGACAACTACAGCATTAGTTTTGGTATGAGCAGTCAACCTCCTACACCAGGAAGTGAAGTATTAGTTGGATTCACAGGCAACGAGCAAGAAGGCATATTGTTAGGTGTTTTACCAGACAACAACAGAAACGCACAAGTTCCTGGAGTGCCCGCTGGTGAACTGCAAGGCGAAGAAGGTATTGGTAGCACATTAGAAAATGATGTGTTCAACAAACACACAGGTAACGCTAGACCTAGACATCCAAATGCTGATAGTGTAGCCAAGCAAGGACTTGGATTAGATGCTGTTAGAGGTATAAGCAGTAGCGGTATGCGCAGAGAAAGTCCTACTAACGTAACTGGATTTAGCACTGCTGGTGGTCATACTTTAATAATGGATGATGGAACAACCAACAGCGATAAGAACTTAACCCCTGATGAAAATAGACAATCAGGATCAAACAAATTAGTTAGATTCAAAAGCAGTGGTGGTGGACAAATATTGTTTAATGACAGTCATGGTATTGTGTATATTATAAATCAAGACGGAACAAGTTGGGTTCAAATGAGTGCTGATGGTAAAATTGATATCTACAGTGAAAGTGACATCAGTATGCATGCCGCAACAGACTTCAACTTGCATGTTGGTGGAGAATTTAATTTAGATGCTGATGCAATCAATGTTAAAGCCAGAGGAACTGATGGTATAAAGTTTGAAACTAGTACAGGTGAATTTAATTTGCATAGCAATAAAGATATTAAATTAACAACAGATCTTAATGGTCATATAAAAGCAGGCGGCTTTATTAGAATAAGCACAGATGGATTATTGGACTTAAACGGGCCACCAGCTACAGCATCAACTAAAACAACTGCAAACAACATAACAGAAAATACAACTGTAAAAGAAAGTATCGCAGGTAGAGTACCAGAACATGAGCCATGGGGAGGTCATATCGAAAACGAAGAAAAACTCGCTGTGCAAGCACCAGGTAAACGTGGCGAAACAACAGGACAAGATATTGATCTTGCCAACATCAGTGGTACACTTAGTCAAGGGCAAGTTATACCAAGTCAAAGCAAAAATGTTAATTCACAACTCAATAGAAGTGGACTAGGAAGCGAGAAATTGCAAAATTCTAATAACATCAACCCTAGCACAGGAAGACCTTGGAGACTATAATGATACAAACTGTACCAACATATTTCCAAGTTATTTGGGAAGACTTCAAAGTTAAAGATCAAACAGTGTATGATACACAAATTGATATTGGGTTGTTAAACGCTAGCGAAAGTGCAGAATTATTTGCACTAAACTACAGTCGTTATAATGGCAGTACAGGATTTGGCTACGGTGAAAGCACGTTCAACAGAGGATGCACAGAGCAAGAAGCATATGAAGCATGGATACTTAACTTTAATAAAAAACAAAGTGAATTCAAAAGTCAAATTAAAAACATAATAACAACTACATTGAGTCAAAACATGTATGATGCTTTAATGCTTACATACTACACAACAGGAAATTTTTTAAAGATTACTGCACCTGAAGGTACCTATGATACCAAAGATGCCATTACAAGCAAAGACATAGACACATTAGCCAACATAATTCAACGCAGTAAAATTAATCCTGACAAGTGTAAAGCTATTGCTAAGATACTTAGACTAGTAGACTATGGTAAAAATAAAGATAGATCTTGGTTAAGACTAGATGGCATTTACAAAATGCGAACCAATAATGAATTAGGATTGTTGAATTCACAACAACTCAAGTACGCAAGATTTGCTTACTTTGCTGAAACACTTAAATTTTTGCCTTTCACACCAGAAGGTTTAAAAAGAGAAATAAGCAAACAATACAAAGCAACATTGATCAATCAAACTTTTACAGCAGATGGATCAACTACAGAATTTAAACTATTGAAAAGTCCTGCAATCACACCTGTTGAAAAACTTTCTGTATTGATAAATGGTGATATTGTTCAACATTTGTTCGATTTTACAATAGATGGCGTTACACTGAAGATAACAAAATCTTTAATTGCAAATGACATAATCAGCACTCAAATTAAAATATAGGTATATAATTTTACTATAAATACTTGTATGACTACGTATTACGGATATAGCAGTATTGGAAGTCTTGTAGGCAATAGAACACTAACTGATGTTGATATTGCGAAACGAGATCTTTTGAATCATTTTTATACCAAACGAGGAGAAAGAGTTATGAATCCTGAGTTTGGTAGTATACTGCACGAACTTGTATTTGATCCACTAGATGAAACCACAATGAGTCTAGCAATGGATGACGTAAAAAGAATTATTGAGAACGATCCCAGATGGATCGAAATTGAAACACTCATGGAGAAGCCACAAGATCATACGTTGGAGATTAAGATCAGGCTTCAGTACGATGAAACAGGAACAGCTGAAGAGTTGTTTTTAAAATTTGAAGGTGAGATAGCATAATGGCACAGGGCGCAAGACAAAGCAGTTTGTTTGCCGCTGAAGATTTCAGTATAGTATACGAAAGTTTCAGTGAAGCTAATTTCAAAAGTTACGACTTTGATACTATTAGAACTGCAATGGTTGACTATATCAACAATAACTTTCCAGAGAACTACAATGACTGGATCAGTTCAAGTGAATTTGTAAGTTTAATTGAACTTATGGCATTCTTAGGTCATAACCTAGCATTTAGAGCAGACCTAGCAAGCAGAGAAAATTATCTAAGTACAGCAGAACGCAGAGAAAGCGCCTTGCGTATTGCTGAATTTTTAAGTTATACTCCAACACGTAACATTGTATCTAGCGGCTATCTCAAAGTAGACAATGTTAAAACAACTGAGCAAGTATTTGATATTGAAGGTGTCAGTTTAGCAAACCAAACTGTACAGTTTGAAGATGTTACTGACCCAAATACCTATGTGAATTTTATTACTATTATGAATAGTATTTTCAACGATAACAGTAAATTTGGTAGTCCGTTCAGTAGGCTAACAAAAAACAACACAAGTTTTGAAGTGTATAGAACTAGCAGTACAAATACACAAAGCACACAAAGTTTTACTGGCGTAGTTAACGGTAGAACTGCTAATTTTAGTTTACACAGCGTTACACAAAACACAGACAAAAATATAATTGAAGAAAAAGATCCAGATCCTTATGGCGTAATTGACATTTTGTATAAAAATGACAACAGTGGTTTAAGTAGTCCTAATACAGGATTTTTTGTAGGATTTAAACAAGGTCTATTGGAATTTAAAGACTTTACGATTGACCAAGGCTTACCTAACATGGTTTTGGATATTAATGTTAACAATATTGCCAATGGACAAGTTTGGGTGCAAAGTGTTGATGAAGTAGGACAAGTTTTAAAGACTTGGACATCAGTAGATAGACTGTATGGTCTAAACAGTATCTTTAATGCTACAGCAAATAATCGCAGAGATATTTACAGCATTGCGAGCAGAGAAGACGACCAAATTAGCATTGTATTTGCTGACGGAGAGTTTGGAAACATACCAACAGGAAATATTAGAGTATGGTATAGAACTGGACTTAATCAAAACTACATTATCAATCCAGCTGGATTTAGCAGTACAAGATTACAGTTTGATTATGTAGGTGCAGATGGCAACACTTATCAAGCAACACTAGGACTTAGTTTAAAAAGCACTGTGAGCAATGCTAGTGAGCGTGAAAGTGTTAATAGTATAAAAACAAATGCTGGCAGATTCTTTGCTACACAGGATAGAATGGTTACAGCAGACGACTACAGCATTTATCCAGTAACTGTGAGCGAAAACATTCGCAAGATTAAAAGTATAAACAGAGTACATAGTGGACACAGTAGGTTTCGCGACTTGTATGATCCTACAGCAACATACAGTGATGCAAAACAATTCATCAATGATGGTTACATTTATGAAGAAAATATAACAACAAGAAGTATTATAAATCTTCCGACAACTCTTAACAGCGAAGCAATTGTACAAAATTTTATACTGCCATTGTTGAGCAACAGTGAGCTTAAAAATCTTTACTACAACAAACAATATTACGGTGGTGGAAGTGGATATGATTCAAATACTGCATTCAATGACACCACAGGAGCAATTATTTTTTACAACAGTAACGGACAAAGTGATAATGTATTTCGTTGGAACCAAGTTAATAAAGGTGCAAATACATCCACAGGATATATCACACAAAACAGTGGTATTGTACAACGCATGGGACAAACTGCAACTAATGCACTAAACAAAGCTGAAGTCAACAGTTTGGTAGAATTTGTTAGCAGTCCTTATGTAGATGGCTATGTAGACACCATTACTGTTAATCAAGGTGGCAGCGGCTATACTAGTGCTCCAACTGTAACAATTACAGGCAGCGGCACAGGCGCAGTAGCTACAGCTTCTATAACCAATGGCATAGTCACAGGCATTAGTGTAAGTGCTGAAGGTAGTGGGTATGACGCTACAACCACAGTAACACTTACCGGCGGTGGTGGAACTGGCGCACATGCCAGTGCAAACGTTAAAGATGCAACAACCACTTGGGCAAGAGTTACTAGTTTATACAAAGATGGGCTAGGACAAGACGACAGTACAGGTACACCCAATGGACTTAGTATCAGTGGCACAGGTGCAGTAACAATAAGTCAAGTAGTTCCAACAGGTGCAAGAGTTAAACGTATTGTTCCAAGTTGGAATCAAAAATTTACTGATACTGTAAAAACAGAAATTAAAAACAAAATCAGCAGTAACCTTAGCTTTGGTTTAAGATACAACGTAAGCGCACAAAATTGGGCTGTGATTGACAACGGTAATTTACCTGCTAACAGTACTACAAATAACAGTGTAGCAAATTGGAGCAGAGCATTTGAAGGTGATAACACACTAACAGGACGAGACAATAGTTGGCTTATAAGAGTCAATTATACCAGTAGCAATTGGGAAATATTAATAAGAAAAACAAGATTTGTTTTTGGCAGTGACCAGCAAATAAGATTTAACAATCTTAATTTTCAACAAACTTTCAGCAGTGAAACTAGCAAGCCGCTCTATGACTGTTTAACAGTGCTAAAAATTAATCCTAAGAATCAAGATACCAGTGTAGCATTTGGAGAAGATTTCAAATACAATGTTTTTGGATACATCACATATTCAGACGGTTACACAGACAACAGAAAAGTAAGAGTAACATTAGATGATCCAGACAATGACGGATTTCCAAATAATCCAGAAGCATTTCAAAAGATAGTGGGCACACGCACCATTAAACTTGGCATTGCAAAAGACGATGGAGGTAATGATGTTGGTGTACTAGATCCAAACGGAACCACAGTTGTATCTGGAAGAAGTGATCTCAATACAATGTATTCAAGAGTTGCAGATATAAATCAAGTGATTGATCCTGCCCAAACAAATATTGTAGATACATTTGTATTGTTGAGCAGTTATGACAGTAGTTTTAGAGCATGGGCTAAAAATGATGGTACTATTGCCAACAAGCCAACTGCTCCTACAGTTGCTGAACTAGGCACAATGTTCCAAAGTTTGGAAGAAAAGAAAAGTATCAGTGATCAGATTATATACAGACCTGTAAAGTACAAAATACTATTTGGCGATTTAGCCAGCAGTGAACTACAAGCCAAGTTTAATGTAACAAAAACAATCAACAGTAGCATGAGCGATAACGAGATTAAGCAAAAAGTGGTTAATCTAATTGAAACTTATTTTAATATCAATAACTGGGATTTTGGAGAAGAGTTTTACTTCACTGAAATGGCGGCATATATTCATAATAATCTAGTAGGTCAAATCAGCAGTATTACCATTCAACCTGTCAGTACAAATTTAGAAACAACTGATTTATTTGAAATTACAAGTGACAGTGACGAGCTGTTTTTACCTATACTAACTACTAGTAATATTGTGTGTACACAACCTCAAAATGTAAATCAGACCACACAGCAGGCTAACACTGGAGTAAGCACTAACACTGGAGTAAGTTACTGATGCAAGAAAAAAAGTTCAATCCTACGGTTGCTCCCCTTAATACACGACCAGGACAAAGTCTTGAACATGTAGGCACAAGGAATGTGCAAACATTACTTCCTGATATTTTTCAAACAACAGTAAACAAACAATTTTTAGATAGTACTCTTGAACAACTAATGAGTTCAGGTAGTTTAGAAACTATAAACAATTTTTATGGTAGTTTGCAAAATAAAAAAAGTACAGATAATTACAAAGACAGCGATCGAACACAATTTGTTCCCGGATTTGTAAACAAAGACGATCAAGGAAATATTACACAAAGTCTTGCATATGATGATCTGTTGAACACTCTTAAATTCAACGAAGCAGATTTGACACAACACAGTATTCAATTTGATGAAGAAGGTTATACGCTTGACCTTCCGATAAACTATGATATGTTTATCAACTATCACAAATATCAATGGTTGGTAGATGTTATTCCTCCTGCTAGTCTTAAAGCACACAGTACAGGACCAATAGAAATAGATGATATTATTGGTAAGATTTATTATACAACTCCAACGTTGGCTACAGCGGCACCTAGTGATCAACTTACGTTTGAAAATGGAATGCGTATTCGTTTCATGCCAACTAGGGTTGAAAGAATTATTCAAAGCACACCAGGTAATACTGTATTCAATGGTGTGGCTACTCAAGGACTAGTGGTTAAAGTTTACAAAAACAATATACTACAAACTCTAACAACAGATTATGTATATACTGCAAACACCGGTGATGTTACGTTTGTAACAGCACCAGCAGTAAATGATGAAATTGAAATACATACGTTCTATTCAATGAGTACAAGTGGCAACTATGCAGTAGGTGACATTTATATTGTTGACGGTGTTGGCGAGCCTAGCGGCATTAAGCTAATAAAACAGTTTACAAGTGGACAAGTCGAAGGCACATACAGCAAACGTGAGTGGTTAAACCACACTGTGTACAGTGCGCAAGAAGCTACAGGTTTTGATGAAAACACCAGCAGTTGGGATTTTAGACCATTTGATCTCAGAGAATTTAGAATGGTAGACAGAGATTACGTTGTAGAGCAAAGATATGCAGAAGATCAAAGTGCTTGGGCTAGAAGCAATCTTTGGATACACGAAGATGCCGCTAGAGTAACTTTAGCATTCCAAGATCTAGACGAAAGTGATTATATTGTTGACAAGTTTAGAGCTGTTAGACCTATCATTGAATTCCGTAACGGCATTGAAAAATATAGTTTTGGTAAACGACATATTCAAAACGTTGACCATTATATTTCAAACGGAACACTGAATCCAGCAACAGATATTGTTGGACAAACTAGTTGGAATCATCTACACGGAAATGTTACAACTCAGTGGCAAGCTAGTAATAACGGTTATCTTAAAGGACAACAAGTAAAATATATTCAAGCTGGGCAAACTACATTCTGGGAATGTATTGCAGATCATGCATACACTATTGATCCAACACTGATTGAAAATAGAAACTATTGGGCTCAACTTAGTACAAACAATTTAGAAAACGGTGATACTATATTGTTTAACAATGTAGCTACTTTGGGCAACGTTTATAAAAATAACATTTATACAGTTGGGGGTGTAGGAACTAGTATCACACTAACACAAAAATTTGGTCCTTCTAGTACTCCAATTAATACCGACGATAAAGTTTTGATTATCTATGGTCCCGACACTGGCGATGAACCTAAAAGTGGCAGTGAATTATATTGGAATGGTAGTAGTTGGTTTTATGGACAACAAAAAACTAATCGTAGCTATGGTTGTAAATTTCAGTTGTATGACAGATTTTTTCAAAGATTACAAATATACAATCAAAGCAGTTTTAAAGGCAACTGTATTTTTAATTACAAGCATGACACCAGCAGTGCTAATGATGAAGCATTAGGGTTTGGTTTAAGTTATGCTGATTATGGAAATAGTCCAGGTATTAATTTTGATATTGATTTAACCAGTGCTCAATACACCTATCAAAATATTAGCACTGACAATACACTTAATAAAACACTGGATATTTTAGGATACTATTTTTACAAAGATCTTAATAACAATTCTTTTCATAATGGTTGGAAACATCTAAGACGAGGTCAGCCAGTAAAACGTATGATTCAAAAAACAGTTGAAGACGCTAGCGTTCCTGTTGCGTTTGAATTAGGTACAACTGATCTATATGAAGATACAAAGTTTCTTATGACACTGAGGAATGGAGATATAGATGTTGCTGGACAGAACACTAAATTAAGACCTTACAGTGGCAAATATCCTACATTGTTTGTGCATCAAAACACAAACTATGATATTGAAACATTATTTCCACAAGCTGATGTGGAGTTTGTTACAATTGAGGGAACAGCATTGTCAGGTATTACTAGAACAGTAGGTGCATTTAATACATTCCAATTACAAATTGGTGCACCAACATTTACAGCATTCAAATATAGATTGACTGCTACACCTAACGAGTTTGGTGTAATTTACATTGACACTAATAGTACACAAGATAATATCACAGTTAAGAAGAACAACAAAGATTTTACAGATTATACATTAAGCGGAAGTAAAGTTACTATTTCTACAACTTATCTTGCCAAAGATGATATGTTTGAACTTGTTTACTATTCAGACAGCAAATTAAACACAAACGCCGAAGGTGACTTTTTACCTGCAGAATCGCACACACATAACACACAAAATCAGGCAGTACACACAGTTACTTTTGGTGATTTAATAGCACACCTAAGAGATCAAATGGAAAACATTCCTGGATTTACAGGAGATTACTTTGGTATTAACAACTATAGAAAAATACCACATGTACATGAATATGGCGGCACAATAAGACAACAAGGATTTAGTACTGAAATATTTGGACAGTTAAGTATTGATTCAGATAGTGATTTGTTTAGCAGTATAAAGTATTCAGCGCAACAGTATGCAAACTTTAAAAAACAATTTGTACAAAAAGTAAAACAACTACATAAAACACAGGATATGAGTGTAAGTGTGTACAGTATTGTGGATCAGGCACTGAACAGTATTAATATTGGTAAAAACAAAAATAGTGTGTTTGCTAACAGTAACATGGCAATGTACAAAGACTATGAATTTGCAGAGTACACTGTCACTGCAACTGATGTTACATTTGGTTTACCTAATGCAGTAAACACATATCACGATGCTAAAAACCATATTCAATTGTGGATCAAAGATTACACAACCAATACTAGCGGTGTATGGAAGCCTCTAATTAAAAATAAGAATTACAGTATAACACAAGATACATTTACACTATTAAATGGATATACACTAGACAGTTCAGGAGGCACCACAGTACATGTAAGATGGTATCCTCAAGACAGCGTTAGCTTCATTCCAAGTAGTAGCAGTAAGTTAGGACTTGTAAAACCAATTGAACCTCAACTTAACACCAACTACAACTTAACAAGCACGGGTACATTCGGTACTAGTATTTTGATAGGACATGATGGAAGCATTACTCAGCGTTTGGGTACAGAACTGTTTGACAGAGAGGCGCCTGGATTTAGTATTGAAGATAGTGCTCTTTGGGATTTAGAGTTGAGAATCTACAACAACCTTAAAGAACCATATGGTATCAACATACAAGATTATAAATGTATTCTGCCAAGAGCCAATTCAACTACAGCATATAGTTGGAGCGATCTAACTACTGCACTGTTACCAGAATTCAATCGTTGGAAAACACGCAACAACAAAACAGAACTAGCCAGTGACACATACTACAATGGCAGTGATGAATTTACATTTAATTTTAGTGATGTAGGACCGGGCATCGGTGGCTATAGAGGTTTATACAATTATTATTTCAATACAGACGAACCTAATAGATATCCTTTTAAAATATTTGGCTACAATCACAGACCAACTTGGTGGGACGCTAATTACAGCTGGACAGATCCTACAAAACGTGCGGCTTTGATTACAGCCATACAACTAGGACATTACAATGATCCAGCAGAAACACCCAAGTATGATCCTAAATACGCTATTCCAAACAGCGTTTATAATTGGAGTGCAAATACTCTCGTCACTCTAGCAGGTGCGCTAAATGGTCCTGTTACAGCTGGTGTTGTTACTACGCCCACAGATCCTGCTCGTGCATTTGAATTTGGAGACTGGGGTCCAGTAGAAGCAGAATGGAGACGCAGTAGTGATTATCTAATAAGTCAATTTGTAGCACTTGCTAGAATAAGACCACTGTGGATCACAAACACATTCTTCAATAGTGGAAACAGATCAAGGCAACAAAACGAAAATATAAACACACCACAGTGGTTAAACACTGATACATATCGTAGACATAGTCTAAATGATCCTGAGTTGAGTGATGATATATATCCTGGAAGTATTATTGAAAGAGTACGTGTGGTTGACCCTGGATCAGGATACACCAGTATTCCAACCATTACTGTATTTGATAATTTTGGACAAGATGCTACGTTGTTAGCCACAGTTAGACGCAATTTAATTCGAACCGTTGCAGTAACAAATCCAGGCAAATTTTACTACAGTAAACCTACATTAAGTCCAAGTAGTGGCAGTGCAGTGCTTGAAGCAGTGCTGAAAAAAGATGCAAAAAGATATCACATAGGGCTTAATAGTGCAGTTGTGGAATTTGCAAAATTTAACGATACTAGTGTACAAGAGCTCAAAGAAAGATTTAAATTCTTAAATCTACAGCCTATTATTAAAGCTGGTGGTTTCATAAATCCAAATAATCAAATGTTTGTATTAGAAAGCAGCCAGAACAAAGGCAAAAGTAAGATTCCAGAAGAAAACTCTACAAGTATACTTTATCTCAGCAAGCCAACTACGGAATTTTTCTACAGCGGTATTAAAGTAGACAAAGTAGACAATGGATATAGAATCAATGGGTATGATAACAGCAATCTATACTTTAGCTATAATGAGCCATTAAAAAGTAGTAGACGTATATTAGTAACACAAGATGGTGCTGAAGTATTTAGATACAGCAAGTATCAAAGCGCAGTAAGTAAACTTAATTATAACAGCACATTAGCGACTATTCAAGATGTTTATGATTTTATATTAGGATATGAACAATATCTAATTAAACAAGGTTGGAAGGCAAGTTGGAAAGGTATTGCCAACAACTTTATTACATGGGCAACAGGCACAAGCACAGATACACTGTTTATGATTCCTAATAATCAAGTTATTCAAATTGACGAAGGCGACAGAGGTTACTTCGATAACATTAACAACAAGTATGACGGTGTCTTTAACTTAATTGACAAGGACGGCAAACAATTGTTACCAAGCAGTACAGTGTTTGAAAGAACACTAACAGACAGCGATGAACCAGTGACCACAATTAGAGCCAAAGAAAAAACTGTACAAATTTATGGCGTTAGATTGTACAAAGTAGAACTAGAACATGCTATTATATTTGATAATACTACCAACTTCGACGATGTGTTGTACGAAAGTGTAATTGGACAAAGACATCCGCGTATTATTTGGAAAGGTAGCAAGACACAAAACTGGATTGGTAAGCTAAGTGCTCCGGGTTATTTGGTAAGTGGAGGCACTATTATTCAAAACTTTGATAGTGTAGCACGTGAAATAGATCA